TTGGTTTGCTTAGTGATTCATTAGGCAGTCGTTCAGTTCTTGGCAGTAGCTTAGAACTGCGAAGATGATAATTGCGCCAATGATGTAACGGAGAATGGTAGATGCTTTTTTCATGTGATAAAATTTATTGTTATTGATAGGGCGAAGATAGTGCAACTACTTACACTCACCCTGTTAAAAATTGTTAAAATTGCAATTGGTTACAGATTGTAACCACCTTGACTATACCTATAAGGGTATAAATGCAACACAATTACCCTCGTTTATACCTTCAAGGGTACACTACGCCCACGAATAACTGCCATAATTCGGGAATAGTTCAAAGTACATGCGCATCATAATAGCATCAGCGTAATCGGGTGACTTGCCATGCATGCGTGCTATCTCGTCTTTGCCTATTACTGCAAGCTTACCATCCGCTTCTGGTTGCCTGCGCCTTATCATATCCAGTTCCTGCACAATGACATCGCGGAACTGATTCACTTTGAAGATTACTTTGTTTTGCTCAATCAATTCTGCTAACTTAAAATAGCATTCTGCCTTTTGGTTGGTGAACTTATCCGATTGCTTGGCTCTGCCGCCATTAAGGAAGCCTCGGCACTTCAAGCTATCGACCACACCACCGCCAACACCATCTTCATCGCAGATCACATTGGATAATTTAACCGCATGCCTGTCGCATAGTTGGCGAATGGTAGCGACAACAGTTGTTATTGGTTGCTTGCGCAGCTCGTGAATCTCCATCAACTGCAAACCATGCCACACGCAGATTACACTCCTATCTTTTCCAAGTCGTGCGATGTCGGCACTTATGAACTTTTCACAAGGACAATCTTGAAGCATTGCAGAAGTTTCAGCAGATGCTTAACGCAGAACCCGACCCGCTCGGTGTGGAATCTACACCCGACAAGAAGGCGCAAACCTTAGTCATCAGTCACGTTGAAACTACCTTAGACGAACTATTCTTTGGGCATTGGCGCACTGAGAACTTTAAATGGGCGGTGCTTGCCAACGAAGTGCAGGCATCACTTGAGTTGGTAGTCATTCACCCCATCAGCGGCTACGAGTTGAAGCGCACCGGTGCCGCATCGGTTATCATCATGGTCGACAAAGTACCCGACAACGTGTTTGGTAGCGATCGCAATAGATGGGCATTAAACCCCGATAACAAGAAAGCTAACGCTATGGACTTGGCGTTTGGTAAACTCAAAACTGAGTGCCTTAAAAACGCAGCACTATCACTTGGCAAGGTGTTCGGTCGTGACTTGAACCGCAAGAACAAGGATAACTACAAGCCATTCAAGTTAAAGGGTGCGCTTGGTCGTGGGCATGAGCAGGATGTAGCGTATGTGCGTGAACTCATTCAGCAGGCAACCGACATCACTCAGCTGATGAAAATCTTTAAGGCATGCAGCCCCGAAGTATTGGCTGAAGTAGGCGATGAACTGAATGCTAAAAAAGACCAGTACGGTCTTGGCGAATAATTGTATATTTGACCATCAATAACACAACACAAAATGGAAAACGTATTATTTAGAGCGTCACAACTTGGTAAGTTGATGACTGATGCGAGGACTAAAACAGGTCTTAGCGAAACCACAAAGAGCGCACTACTGGAAGTCTATGTGCAGCAGCGTTACAAACGCTACAAAGAAATCAGCAACAAGTACATTGAGAAAGGTTTGGCTGTTGAGAATGATGCTATCGACATGTGGCGCAGGGAGCGAAAGCAAATCGTATTCAAGAACGAGCAGATGTTCCAAAATCAATTTGTTAAAGGCACACCCGACCTGCTCATCATTGATGACAACGACAAGTGCTTGAACGTACCCGACATCAAATCTTCATGGAGCATTCACACGTTCATGGATGCGAAGCAGGATGACTTGAGCAAAGATTACTATTGGCAAGGTCAAGCGTACATGTGGCTCACGGGCGCACCTACTGCAACCTTTTGTTTCGTGCTTGTCAATGCACCTATCGAAATGATTAACGACGAAAAGTATAGACTTGCACGCAGGCTGAATCTTATTGATCCACAGGGTGACCCTACGTTCATTAAGAAAGCGCAGAGCATTGAGCGCAATATGATATACGACATGGAGCAGTTCATGCGCGATTACCCGGATGCAGATTTGGAATCGCATCGCACCGAATGGGTGTACGACATACCAGTGCAGGAGCGCATACACGAAAAGGTTGTTGAGTTTGATGAGGCAGCAATTGCAAAGCTTCAGGAGCGTGTACCGATGTGGCGTGAATACCTTAATATCTTAGCACTATAAAAAAAAATTGGGGGTTTTGCATAATGGTAGTGCGTGGGGCGCGCTTAATCTCATGAATTTCCCAAGTCCAAGTTCGATTCTTGGAATCCCCTTAATACTTTGAACTTATGACTACCAAACAACTCAAAGACCACGTGCGCAATTCAATGCAGCACTACTACAACAAAGAGCAAGTAATCGAACTAATCAATAAGCTAAACAATGAAAGCAAAAGACAAAGCATGGCAACTGTACTCCAACTATTTTGATATAGTAGAAGGCGGTGAGCAGTTAGGGCAACTGGCAGTCGTGCATATCAAAGCAGTTAACGCTGCACTCTATTGTGTCGATGAAGCAATAAGCAACGCACCTGATGAGATTATGCAGGACTTTGAAGGCACGGGTGAATACTACAGCGTGAAGGCTTACTACATGCATGTGAAGAACGAACTACTAAAATTGACTAAGTATGAAGCGAAAAGAAATGATGAGCCTAACCAATGATGAACTGCGGCTGCTTCGCCACAAGTACCTCGGCATGGTTGGTAAAACACCATCGGAGAAGGATTACATCAATAGAACACTAATAAGAATCAAACAAGAACTTTTTATCCGACGAGCACAATGACACAAGAGAAAAAAGAAACCGCCATTCGCAGACTGCATCTAACGCTCAAGCGCAGGTTCAAAGGTCAAGCCATTAAAATGACATGGGCTGAAATGGAAGGGCTATTGAACGCAGTGCAAACAATTGAAATGAACCACATCCACAACTCATACAATGATGGGTACAGGGATGGTGAAACTGGACAACCAAATAAAACCCAACAACATGACAGCAACACTAACCTTTAATCTACCAGAAGACGAAGTAGAATATAACTACACGCTGAATGCTGCACGCTATAAGGATGCACTAAAAGACATCATGAATATGATGCGTAATGAAGTGAAGTATGGCAATCACGATGAGCCAACACAAGATGCATTAGAAGTTTTGTATGAGCAGTTTGGAAAAATAGTCTACGACTTGCTTGATGAATAGATTTTTAATCCTTAGTAGCGGACGCATTATTGTTGCACCTATTGATAGTAATACATCCCAAGAAATACAAGTTGTGGATTCCTTACCGGATAGCAACTTGGAAGCTTAATCCCCATGTGCTATATTTGCAACGGTTATGTGATAATACGCATCATTGTTTTTCGTTATTGATTGAACAAGCCCTCACAACGGTGGGGGCTTTTTCTTTAACGAATCTTTCCATTGACAATGCGGTAGTTGCTCACTTCAAACTCGCCACTATCCATGACACGCACATGCGCAAACCCGTGATGATGCTTGTTGATGGGCATGTAGTCAGGATGCAACTCGCACAAACACGCCACACTCCAACAAGTTGTAAGCTTTCCTTTGATGTTCGGCTCGCTATGTTCACTTGCTTGGTGATGGTGACCACACAATGCATCGGACTTGGCACGCAAGAACAAACCTCGTGCGATGTTTACAGGACTGAATACGGATGCGCCCAGTTCATGCCCGTGCAGAATGGTTAGATTGCCGGCATGGATTATCTGCTTATCGGGAATAAACGTGATGTTTAACTCGTCAAGCTTCATCAATGATTCAAAGTTGAACTCATCCATGCCCAACAGGTCGGGAGCATTGCGCATGATATAGTGGTCATAGCGCACATCGTGATTGCCACACTTGTAATAGATCGCGGCATTAGGGAATAGCTTGCGCAGAGTTGCCAAGAATTGTCTTGTCATTAATACCTCATGCCCGAAGTTTCTTTTGCGTGGGTCTTTTTCAAATCTGCTGATAGCATAGAAGTCTATGATGTCACCATTGAGCAGGATAGTATTCACCTCATGCTCCAGTCCATACTTCAGCGCAAGTGTTAGTGCCTGTATGTTATGGTACGGCACGTGAATATCCGACAAGACCAGGATGTCATTGTGGTTGGTCGGTAGTTTGAATGGTTTGTAGTCGCTTTCCTGCGATGGTGGAAGGTCAAGTGGGTTACTTGTCTCAGGTGCTAACTCTGCGAGAAGACTATTGAACTGATTAAGGTCGGCAGATAGCTTTGATAGATTGCCTTTAGGATGCGTTTTAACAGGCTCAGTTGGTTTCAAGCTATGATACTTGCGCCAACTATAATACAATCGCTCAAATGAACTGTATTGCATTGTGATGCCATGCTTCACCATAGCCGCACGAATGCGGTCTGCTATTGTTCCTGTGCCTGCATGTATCTCTTTGTAGATTTCCGCATGTTGACCTTGCATGTTGTGTTATTTATTGCCACGGATGTACCCGGCTAACTCCGCAAGATTGGTGCTGATGGTCAAGTTTTGTGACGCAATCACATCAATCTTTTTTTCAAGCTTATCAATGGCTTTGTTTTGTTCTTCTTTCATGGTGTTGAGTTTGGTGTTAAACTCATCCTTCGTGTCTTTGATTGATTCGGATAGCATAGTAACTTCTCTTTTGTGATATGATTCGACTTTGCCTAATGCGCTTGATACTTTGACCACATCGCGCTTAAGTGCGTAGTACAAGCCAGTGAGTGATACTGCTCCACCAATTATTGTGATTAAATCCCTCGGTTGAAAGTCCATGATTATAGTATTGCAAAATATATAGTAGAAACTGCTACCGCTGTGATACCTAAAGTGAGGGCTGTGTTAGTAATTATTAACCGCCTGTTCTTCTTTTTCAACTCCTTTATTTCGTTGTCCTTCTCAGTAGCTATAGCCTTTTCAATAGCCTGCTTGTTAGCGTAGATTTCAGCAAGTGTTTCATAACTCTGCGCCTGAATGCCTGTTATTTTAGCGTAATACGTAGTTTTTAATCTCTCAAGTTGGTACAAGCTATCGATTTCCATAGCCGTGCCATACCAATACATCATGCTATTGTAGTTGAGATTGAAAAGCTGCAGATCGTAAGTTGTAAGTTCTGGAGTAAAATCCTGCTTTGAGTAGGGAGTCCGACTTTTTGAGCGTTGCGCGAAACTGAGCGTTGGCATTAGCAGGAGTAGAAGAAAGAATGTTGTAAGTTTCATTGCGGTAAATTTCATTGGTGATTTGTTGCTGTTGGATGATGGTGTCTTGATGGATTTGAAGACTGTCTATCTTCAAAA